ACAAAATGAAATCGACAAAGTGATTCACGTCGCAAACAATCAATCTATTGAGTTTCACATAGACGATGACGTTGATACTTCTATCGCCCAAATCAAAGCGAAAGCAAAACTACATAAGTCTCGCAAAGGTCTTGACTTGCTAGTGATTGACTACATTCAATTAATCAAAGGTACAAAAGCAAATCGTGAGCAAGAGATAGCAGAGATATCACGAGGTCTTAAACTACTGGCAAAAGAGTTGAAAATCACGGTCATTGTTCTTGCGCAGTTGTCTCGTAAGAGCGAAGAAAGAGCAGACAAGAGACCTATGTTGAGTGACTTGAGAGAGAGTGGTGCTATTGAGCAAGACGCAGACATTGTGATGTTTCCTTTTAGACCTGCTTACTATGACCAAGAAAAGCCAGACGTGGAAGAAGCAGAGTTGATAATCGCGAAGAATCGCAACGGCGAGTGTTGTACGATACCTACAACTTTTGAAGGTAAACTAACAGAATACAAAGAGCGGATATGAACCAAATAAAAGAAATACGAAGGGCGTACATACTAGCACGGGCGTTGAATGTACAGTATCAATTCATTCGTGAGATTGTAAGTGACGATTTGCGCAAGTCAATAAACGAAGCAAAAGCAAAGAACTCACACTTCATTAAAACAATAGACCAAAACTTTGACCGAAAGAACCAACAACAACAAACAGAGTTTGATGAAGAACTCGCTTTTCAACTACTAGAACAAATCGAAAAACTATGACACACTATCAAGAACTACACATCTTAAAACAAGAACTCAGAAGACAACGATTGTTATTGATTGAGCAGAAGAACAACTACGAGAAAATCATTGCAGGTTTACGCAAAGAAATACTACGACCAAAAATTGATATCACCAAGAATGAAGAAAAATGGGAAGACGTAGTACGAAGTATTTGTCAAGTGTATAAAATAACGCCAGACGATATCTACGCAAAGAATCGAAATCAACACATAGTCTATGCGCGTCACACTTTTAATTACATTTGTAGAAAAAGATTGAGAATGTCTTTAATGTACATAGGCAGAATCATAAATCGAGACCATACTACCGTAATCCATAGCGTAAGACAAACACAAGACTTGATAGAATATGACAAACAATTCGCCACAACCTATAAACAAATTATCGAACTACTGGATTCTTATAGCAACCAAGAACCTATCGTCGTCGATTCACATACTGAAAGAAGAGAGCGATATGTTGCGCACGAAGAAACGATATGAGAAAGATGGGTATTTTGTAAAGATTGAGAAAAAATAGTTTTCAAATACAAAATCTTTTTCTATATTTGCATCGTTGAAGAAGTCACAAATCATCGAAAATCTAACAACTCAAAAGTGGGTCTTCGATACGTGTCTTCGCATCTCAAAGAATAAAGAACTAGCAAGAGAACTATATCAATACTTTTTTCTACTACTACTCGAAAAAGAAGACGCATATGTTGAGAAGTTACACAACGACGGTTACTTGCAATGGTGGGCTATCAAGGTACTTCACACCGCCATCAATGGCAATCGTCACCCATTTCAACAAAATCGCATCTACGACAATGTTGATGTGTATGAGTGTCACATACATAGTGACGACAAAGACCATCTAGTAGAAGAAGAAGAGTATGAAGAAGAGAGAAGCAAGATACGCGCATACGATTTCATCATTGAGTCATCTCATTGGTACGAGAGAGAACTATTCAAGATGTGGCTCGATGGAAATAGCGCACGTTCTTTGCATCGCAAAACAGGAATTAGCGTACGAGAAATCTTACGCGTAGTTAAATTAATGAAACAACTAGTACAAGAACAATATGAGAAAACAAACCCCAATGAAATTCGTTGATAGATTTTTGACGAATCTCGCAAACATCCACGAAGAATGTGGAGACACATTGAAAGCAGAAGAAGTGAGAAGACTTCACAAGCAATTTGAAGGACTCGTAGAAGAAGAAGAAGCACTATTGAAGAAAGCATTCGTCGACGGCTACGAAACAGACTTGAACGCGCACTCAAGCAAAGCGCCTATTCTAGCACAACTATACTACAAAAATCACTATTGATGACACATTTAGAAATCTTAGGTATCGCGTCTTTCAGCGTAATACTCGTAAACTTTGGCAAACCTGCGGACTACTTAAAAACTTTAATCTATGGTCGCAATCCTTTCAACTGGCAAAGAATGAAACCTCTCGATTGCGCATTTTGTATGTCGTTTTGGATTGGTCTTGGCTACTTTACTTATCAGTACGGTCTCGTAGGTATTCTCTACGCGTCTATCTCTACTATCATTGTTGCACTATTAGAAACTAAAATATGACTTTTGAAGATATCGAGTTCGTTGTAAGTCTAGAACCGAAATACAACGAGTACAAAAAGACACAAGTTTTGTCATTGAACCCAGAAGAAGCGCATCGTTTAAGAAGCGTCTATCAATCACTCTACGGGCGTTCTATGCCATCTTGCTCTACTTGCTTTGTAGAGAGTTATTTTTCTTTATTGATATTCTGTCAACAGAAACTAAACTCAATCAAAGAACAAGCAGAATGGAGAGAGAAGCAACAAGCAATCGAAAGAGCGACTATCGCAGACGATGAGCAACCAAAGAGAAGGAGAAAGAAACTATGAGAGTGAGAATCACATACAAAGACATTACAATCGAAGTCGAAGACAATAAGGTAGTAAGTCATAATGTTGATTTAATTAATCTCATCATAGCAATGTCTCACGAAATGCAACAAATATCAAAGAGAAATGAGAACGGCGATGCAACAAATGTACGACGAGTTGATGACTCACGAATACACGATACCAATGTCATTGATACTGAAATGTAAAGAGTTGATACGTATCGAGAAGTTGCAACTTGAACACGCTCAATGCGAAGGTGCAATAAGTGGCGCACTCGATTTGAGAATCAAACCAGAACAATTTTACAAAGAACAATATGAACAATGAACAACCAACGGCAATTGAAATGCTAGTTGATATTATTGAAGATAGAATTTTATGTTATCAAGAGTATCAAGAAAAATCATTTTTTGATAAACAGATGTTTTCTAAAGAAATCAGAGAATTACGAATGGTAAAAAAATGGGCAATCGGTTTAGAAAAATTTTGCCAAGGAGGTGAGCAATGAAAACACCAATGCAAAGACTCATCGAACACGTGCGTCAACAAGTGCCAGACTTTGAAATGTCAGAGAGTCTCATCTTCAACTTCACGATGTTGGAAAAACTAGAGCAACAAATGGCATACAACGCAGGTTTCTCTAAAGCAAAAAAAATATATGAAAGCAATACTTGAGTTTGACTTGACAGAAGAGAGAGAACAATTTGAACTCGCCGTCAATGGTCACAAGTTCGCTATGGTTGCTTTTCATCTAGACCAACACTTGAGAGGTTTGATAAAGTACGCACCCGATACACAAAGCGAAGACACTCACAAAGCACTACAAGAGACAAGAGACAAACTATATCAACTACTCAACGAGTACAACCTAGAAATATGAAGAAGCACACGAAGATATATCTTGACTACTTTGGCTACGACGAAACATCGTGGATACCTTGCGAGGTATGTGGTAAGACTGCGGTAGACATCAATCACATCGACGCCCGTGGTATGGGTGGAAGCAAACTAAAAGACGTCATCACAAATCTTCAAGCATTGTGCAGAGAATGTCACACGAAATTCGGAGACCAAAAGCAGTACAAAGACTTTCTTAAAGAGAAGCATCGAATCGCTTTGAGTAAGCGTCAATAACGAGAGATTAACACGAGAACTATGCCAACTGAAAAACAACTCCAAAACTTGAAGCCATTTCAAGTAGGAAACAAAGCAAACCCCAACGGAAGACCAAAGAAACTAGTCACTCAACTCAAGGGTCTAGGATATTCAAAAGACGACATCAATCAAACCTTGATGAATATGGTCGCAATGTCAAGAGAAGAACTCACAGAGATTGACAAAAGCAACGACTACACCATTCTAGAACGCATCGTCGCAGGTGCGCTACTCAAATCACACGACAAGAACTCTCTCTTCTCGCTTGAGACTTTACTCACGAGAGTACACGGCAAACCAAAAGAAGAAGTAGAGACTACAATCAAAACAGAAGAACCAATCAAAATAACACTTAAACTAGACTAATGACAACTTACATCGGCAATGGATGGGAGAACGAGTACGGACTCAACCTATCAATCAACATCAAGAAACTTCAAGACGCTATCGAAAGCGGTGAACTCATCGTCAATCAATACGGAGATGTTCGTATCAACTGCAATCGTATGAAGGTAGCAAACGAGAAGTCAAAAGCGACTCACTCAATTTCAATCCCAAAACCTAAGTTCTAATGAAAAAGACGTGGAGAGGTAGTGACGTTTTGCCACCGCAAGACGACGAGATAAAACTCGTGAAGACGTATCAAGGCGAAGTAGCACTCGCTAGATACCTTGACGATATGTGGGTCGATGAACACACGAATCGACTTATTCAAGTAGAGTACTGGATGCCCATCCCAATCGCACCAAACGAATGACACCACAGGAAAAAGCAAACGAATTGGTTGATAAATTCACCGTGGTTGGATTGCAACAGAGAAACGAAGCAATTCAATGTGCATTGATTATGGTAGATGAAATACTATCTA